AATGATTTGGCAGTAGGTTTACCAGATAGTTGAACTGAGAGTTTACACACTTGAGCTTCCCCATAAGTAGCTGACAATCCAATATTAGTGATAACTGCATCTGATGTTAATGATCTATTCGTGTTGATGTCCCATACAAATTTGAAGTTTGGTAGAATTTCTGGGGTATCTGCATATATAGTGTCAAGGATGCTGACTACTGTAGGATCTTGAGGATCGTAAAACAATAAAGCTGAAGCCTTGGTATCACGTAACCCAGTAATATATGTATGATCAAAAAGATCAATAGTAGTTGTACGCATGGCTTCTCGACTTATATCTAAGTCGATATTTTTTACTCTGCCGACCCGCACGTTATTAAAGTATAGACCTGCGGTGGTGCTAGTAAGAATCATGCGGCGAAACTGGCCCTAAGCCCACCAAGTGTACCGTCGAAGTCAAATAGGAAGGTGTCCCCGGAGACTAGATTTTGGGCTACACCGTAATCCCACCAGCAGATGACTTTGTTGCCTACTGAAGAGTTGTATAGGACAGGATATTGGAAAGTATTGACGGTGCCAGTTGGGGAGAATGTAAGATCGTTGATCAGGGCTTTATAGACACCAGAACTCTGTGTCGAGGAGGCTACTGTAAGGGTAAACCCTCCTAAAGTGTAGCCTCCCCCGGCAGTTATCTGGGTGATCCCCCCGAGGTCGGTTATTGTAGCAACAGGGAGCGTGTTGGAGAGGGCCAGTTTTAGTGTATTAGAGCCGATGTTATGAATACCATTGTGAAGATCGGCTATATAGGAATTGAAGAAATACTGGGGGGCGGTTGTCATAATAGTGGATGCACGATGGACTGGTGTAATGATAGCATAGCGTAGAGGCTTAAATAATACTATATATTAACTGTTATAGTAATAGTCCCACTATTTAGACTGTAATAAGGAGATTGTTGGGTAATTGTAGAAGCGTAGAATTGTAGTGTACCGGTTATACCTGAAGCCCCGAAAGTTATATTATATGTAGAGCTATTTATAGAGTTTTGGCTGCCTGTAAGGCCCGAAGGTGATGTAGCTATTGATTGCGCGGAACCGGTGTTGCTAACATTAAGTAAACTAACAGTGTTAGCTGGTCCACAGATAGGATACGGACCAACAAGATAGAAAGCACCAAATATTAAATTAAGTGTATTTGTCCATATTATAGTATTGTTACCTGTAGAATTACCAATACCGAAATAATAGTCAAATCGTTGAGAATTTATAGCATTAGCAGCAATTGGGTTGTTGTCGGGGACAAACGATTCATTTATATTTCCGGCTACTTCTTGCCCTACTGGTTGCCAGGATACCGAGGAAGCATTGCACACTAATCCGGTGTATATACAATTTCTTAGGTTAGGTGTTGCTCCGGTATTCATTGCCGATCCACTATTGTTTAATTGCATAGCTCTTGTGTTAGTAATGCTGTTAGGTACTGGCACATACCTTAAATTAGGATCACTAGACGTAAACACCATTGTGCTCGGTGTGGGGTTATCTACAAACACACCCTCATGGGGTATTTTAGCTAATATAAGGGAGCGTGAAGTAAGTAATGCGGGTTTATTTAATAAACCTGTACTGCTGTTGTCTATTTGGTAAAACTCCCCTTTTAATTCTACCGATACGCTGCCTACTCCAACTATTAAATTGTTTAATTTAGGTTCTGATAAAAAACGCCAACCTGTTGATTTAGGTCCAACTACCCGTCCCGCAAAATCCGTAGATTTAATACCGGCTACGACCTCGGGGGGCAACTTCAGGGGAAAGAATCCAGAGTATGAAGAGTCCCAGGCAGAGAAGATAGATAATATTTTAGCGGCTGATATGTTTGGGTAGTTTAATGTTAAGACAGCAGCATTAGGTTTAGACGAGTTTAAGCGAGGCGATAAGGTAGAATTAAGGAATTTCGGGGCAGTGACGTTGTAAATGGCTGGGGTAAAGCTATAACTTGATGGTTTTAATGCTGGAAATTCAATCGCCATATTGTTCGATTAGGTGATGGTGAGGTAGTTTAGGCAACATAGATAGATGGACACACTACGCTGGGCGCAATTTGGAGTAACCTTCCCATGTTGATAATATATTATAGTTACTGTCGGCAAATTCCCATCGACCTCTTGATGTGGCAAAGTTTGATGTATCGGGAGCCGCTCGTCCAAAGCCGAATCCATCATTGCTGCGAATGCCCCGCAAGGGTTCCGTAGGGTTAGCTGTGTAAAGATAAAAAACGTCAAAATTACCTCCGGTGCTAACGGCTCCACCGTAGGCGGAGAAATAAATATCTATGTCTGAATACCAGGGGCCAAGATAACGCGAAGCGCTAATTGTAATACCGTAGGGGCCCACAGGTTCAAAATCGGCGCCGCCAATGCCGTAAGTAATTGGCTGGCCTGCATTTGTGCGCAGCGGCATCCAACCCGTGGTGACGTTAAGTGTTACCGACCCAGGGGTGGCGCCGTAGTTACGCTCTGACCATTGCGTTCCCACCCACCGAACGTAGGTAAAATCTGTGAGATCCGGTGATTGTCCTGTGTAATCACAACTTGTGTAATTTGCTATTAAGTTGTCGTCCACAGAGGCTATAGGTATAAATGGGAAATTGCCTCCTACATTGCTAGCTAGCGTAACGGGTTGTGAAATTAACATAACTTTAAGGTCACCATATCCTTGAATCTTACCGACCCACTTAGGGACTTCCGCAAAAAACCATTGTGAATTTTTACCTCCAGTCAATATGTACACAGCTAGCTGTTGGTTTACCCCAGTTAACATAGTTATAGGAATACGCAGCGATTTGTATGTACCGTATAAAGCATCCCATAGAGCTAAAATTTGTTCAGCTACTGTGTCTGATAAATTTATATAGTCAAGAGTTAGCGTAGCGTTAGTATTTGAATCTGACCATAACTGTACTTCTACCTCACCTGACTGCGCTGGGTGTTCAGTTACAGGGTATTTAGGTGGTTTGAACTGTACTTGTGTGGGAATTGCAGAAGGGTAGAGTAAAGTCCCGGACAAGGTCCCCCCGAGTACGACTCTATCTATAACAAGGTCGCGAGAAGTATGTTTTTGGGTTTTACTTGTAAATCGCCCTATGTGTGCGATTCTTTCTAGAGTAAGCACTCTGGAGCTTAGTGGGTATGCTCTTGAGACTATTAACCCATCAGAAGGATTTCTTGATATTACAAGATTTCTGCTATTTAGAGAGCTGTCGTTAGTGTAAGTAAGCGATAGTCCAGTTCTACCTACCAGTAGACTACGACTTACAAGATCAGCGGGAGTACCTGGCATTATCTAGCCTCTTTGTATGATCCAATTAGTGTCAGTTACATAACTGGTCCAGTTTTTGGTTATTAAAGAGTATCCATCATCATCAGTAGGATGATGTGTAGCTTTGACATCAATATCTCTATTACTATTTATAGACACTTCATCAACTTTGTAAGTACGCACTTGAGAGGTGATTGTTTTCTTCATAAAAATAATTCCAGCAGGGCTTGCTTTACCGTAAGTTCCTACGGTAATAGTTCCTTCCGACAAGGCTGAGCTTAATCCATCCCAGTATGTAACTGTGTGGTTACCTTCAGGCAGAAGGTCTGGACGAGTAGTGACAAGAGTACCATCATTCAAAACAATACCATTAGCGAACTCATCATAATATGTATAATCAAGAGCCAAACGGATGTAAGCTCCTGGATATAAGCCTCCGAGTATTCCTGAAGGGCGAGTGCTAAACTGCACAGAATGGGTAATCAGCCGGCGAAGCCGTACAATATAGCAAAGCGCATCGACACATTGTTCAAAATTGGTACAATATTCGGATAGATCGAAAACCTCGATGGGGTCGGATTCTGGCCGGTCGGCCTCCCGCAATCGTACCTCTCGCTCAACTGGAAATACACCATTTCTCGTGTATGACGCCCGCGAACGCTCTTCTCGCCATTTACCTGATGCTTGGATAGGTTGTCTATCTTCTTCTGGTATAAATGTTAGCGAAAACGAGTTGGGTACTATGTTGCCTGCAGTGTAAAGCCCGGATATTGCAGGTTTTCCGGTCCCGTCCTCGGGGAAGACTACCGCTGGCTCCATTGCTAACTTACCGTTTTTCTCTGTAATATCTACTAACATAGTCCCGCCAATGTCCGCTAGCCATTGGCGTATATTAACTTTTTCTGTTAGTACACCATCAAAAAAGTATCGTCTCTTCTTTAGCCATAAGCCTGTATTGTAGAATGATACTAGATCTAGCTGTTTGTCGCTTACAGATTGACCAAGTCCTAAACGTGAGCTACGACATAGGTCATAACCTATGTCTGGTAGCAAATTACTGGGACCTGGACTATTGCTATGTAAAACTCGCCTTACCATACGTCCCCCGGTAACCCTAACCGAGAATTGGGCAAACTGGCTCCATTCAGTCGCTGCACGGAATACACCACCGACTATGGCTAAAAAATCATATTTAGGTGTTGTTTCATTGGCGGTTATGACGTTAATATAGGTTATTTCATGTTCTGGACCCTGAGCAGCGGTAGTCTGCACCTCTTCGTACACAAAAGCTTCAGCTACTTTACCCCAACAATCGAGCATAGAGTCTCTACCTGCAGTGTCTGTCCACCTATACCCTAAATCTTCGTTAGGTTCCCAAGAATGAAGTCTAAATGTATCGGATGTATTCTCTACTACTGTCCCAGACCATGTTATTAAATAGCCCCCTAAGTTAAGTGTATTAGATGAAGATATGTTACCGTCTAATACAATAAAAGGGGCTACAGCCAGCCCATTGCGTATTTCCCAGCCGGTCAGTGGCTCAAGCTCAATTTGTGGTGTAGCTGCTACTGGCTGCTCTACACGTATGTAATTATATATTGCTTGCTGGCTTTGACTACGAATACCAATAGACGCCGGCAGTACAATACGATTACCATCTTCAGTGACTATACTCATCCTCCAGAATGAGTATCTCTCTGCGGTGTCATTTAACTGACCTGATTGGAAGTTCTGAGTATCTATGTCTTTGTCAGGATCATGCAGAGTTTCATGGTATTTGTAGCCGGCTATATAGTTGACCTCATCCAATCTTTTAGCATCTTTGAAATTACAAAGACCTGAAGCTCTAATGCCTACTGCAGATTTTATTCCTATTTCAAAGCATTTTACTCTCTGGTTTAGCTGAATGTTTGCTATAGCGCAGCGGAATATCTGTGCAGTGCTCGTAGCGGTGTCATAGTCAGTACCGTTAGAATAACTAGCTAGGTTCTGCTGTCTAGTATTTGTGGCTTTCGCCCACTGTGGAGGATATATTATTTTGTCAGTATCATCATTGTCTACTCTAGACAAAGGTATAATAGTAATAATTCCGCTACGGACTACTGTAAAGGTGTAGTATATAGATTGCCCCCCTCTAACCGGGTAGTTGTCCACTTCGCTACTAAACACTTTGTCTGATGGTGATATTTCCGTAACAACAGCTAGACAAGAACCTACCTTATATAGCTCACCTATGGATAGCGCATTAGCAGCACTCATTTGACGCGATGCTATTATATTAGCTATATCTGCGCATTTTGCAATTCCAGGTTCGGCCTCAGATGGATTATTTGTGTTAGAAGCCTCAAATTTTATCTGTGTAGTCGCTGCAGATGTTTTCGACAACATATACACAAATGTATCTCCAACGTTTAGCACGGAGCTGCCAGTGCTTGTAGATATAATCCCACTGCGCCCTGACCACCAGTATCTAGATTTCCACATATCAGCTAGTGCTACGGCATCGTCATTTACACGAACCTCATATTTTTTCTTACTTTCTCTATTTTTAGTCCATAGATTTATTGTTGGACGAATACGAGGATTTATTCTCAACCCTAAGTTGTTAGGTATTATGTTGTAGACTCCAAATGTGGTTTGAGTAGATGGCTTGGCCGTAAAGCAAGAATCTTGCCTCCATGCGTTTCCTTCAGATCTAATTGAAAATACATCGGCTCCTCCAGTATTTTCGGCGTTACCTATATCAGTGCTTGGGGATCTACCAGCTAAATAATCAGTGCTTCTTAATCTACCTCCATTACCAGCGTAGTAGAGCGTTAGCCTCCCTGCAGCTTGGGCGGCTGCGGTGTCTAAATCATAAGTGCCTAAAGTGTTATCCCCTACGGCGAAACTCTTTGGATCTATACAGCAAATCCTGCCTTCCCCGAGCATGAAAATAGCTTTTAATATCTGGCTGCCACTGGAGCTGAGCATCTGGCTCCAGAGTAATTGCATGTTGACCCTCACTCCTCCATAGCGACCTTCCGGCCTCGGGGGTGAAGCCTGCGCCAGCATATAAAGCTGATTGGCGTATATTACTGGGGTAGTAGTACCAAGAATTGCTGGCTGTTGTACGCTATCGAAACCTCTTCTAGGGGCAAATTTCTGGTTTCTTGTGATGTTTACAGGATCTGGCGATTGTGTTTTAATGCCCCCATTTTTACCTCCACCTTGTTTTGGCTTGAAAAAGCTTGCAGCTATGTTAAATCCTATGCTCAGTCCAGCAGATACTATTGCTAAAGTCTCAAGACCTGCTTGCGGTACACCAGGGTCTATTTTAACTTTGCTATCAATTTCTTGCTGAAACCATTCCATTTGAGCTGGAGTAAGTCCCAGCATTTCTGCTAGGTACTCGTCGCTAGGTAAAGGTTTGTACCCCATTACCGCAAATTATAGTAAAGCGGACTTTTTAACTGTAGTAGAGGTACTGTCGTGAGCCCTTGGCGGTGATGTACGACTAGCAATAACTTATCAGGAACTACAACCCCAATGCCGAAAGACGCTGGAGTTAGTAATGGGACTAGAGACCATAGCTCTTCATCTACAGCGGCTTTAATCGCAATGAGCTGGAACTCTTCGTATAGATCAGTCCAGCGGCGTTCTCGGGCCAAATTCTCCCATCGGGGGTCGATCTCGGGGGGATCCCTCCCAATCTCCTCCATGATGATCTGGGCCATCCTCAGGCAGCAACAGGCTTCACCGTTGCGGGGGTCGGCACCAATGCGGTGAGGTAGTCCTAGCCAGGGGTGCCAGCCGGTGTAACTCGGATAAGTCATGAATCAGTCTAAGGCTCTAGCTTAGGACGACAAAATATTACCAGTTGGGGGTAGATTACCCACGCGGTAGGACGATAGAACACCTTTAGGTACTTGTTGTACAACAGCATCAAAGGGGTTACGGAGATTTATTGAACACTTTTGATCATTCTGGGGACCTCCGCTACAAGCCCATATCTGTGTTAATGCTGTGGTGCCTTCGGTGGGCTCTACACCTTCGGCGGTAGTGATTATTACAGTTTGTATTTCTACTAACCAGCCAGATAGGATGGCCTCGGTAAATAAAGATACTGTTAGCTCGTTAGGTACAGTAACTAATCCGCCGGATGATGTGGCACCACCTCGTTTAGATGATGATCCTGAAACCCCAAAGGGGGCGAATGTGTAGTAAGTACCTTCATATAGTCTGGCTTTATTGATGAAGTAGTTTTGAAATGCTCTAGCCGCGATGTAGTTGCCAGCTTTATCCACGAAGCGTATGTATTCAGCAAAACTGGATCTACGCATTAGGTTAGACCTAGGGCTCTGCGGACATTGGGGTCGAGCTGCATACCACTATAGGCAAGGTCGCGCCCCTGGTTGGCGGCTTCTTGCACGCCCTGCCGGAACTCCTTCACGGTGACATACTCGACACCATTGATTGGCTGCGGTTCGTAGCGGATGTCTATGGCACCTCCGGGCAGGGACATCGGCCTCGGGGGAGCGGGGGGAGCCAGTGGGGTCAGGGCCGCACGGGTGTTGCTGAACATCTCAGCGGTGGCGTCGGCAGGCAAGATAGACCCGGTGCCTGAGGGGGCGAATAGCTCAGGGCCACGTTCCCCGGCGATGTAGAAGCTGGAGGGGGAGACGGGGCCGCCGCTGGCGCGGAAGCCTCCAAAGGACTTGCCCAGGATACCCAACCCTCCACCGCCAAGCAGCCCCCCGAGCCCGCCAAAAACACCACCCAGGCCCGCGAGGACATTCTGGGTGCCGCCTTTACCGATCTGAGAGAGGCCGCCAAAGAGCGTAGCTGCGCCGGTCGCGAGGGTAACCATTCCCCCGAGCACGTTCTGAAGACCAGTTGCTGCTTGGGTGGTAGCGGGGGCGAAGTCTTTGATAGTGTCGCCCAGGCCGGTTAGATCCGTATTGAGGGTTGTGATTGTAGAGCCTGCGCTCGTGGGGGTGAAGGCGTCGAAATAGCCGGCCTCGGGGGAGAAGCCTTTAGGGTCTAGGCCACCGAAGGTGGAGTTTGGTCCGGGGACAATGTTGTTTGTAGGATTTGCTGCAATCGCCAAAAGTGCTGCGGTATTCTCACGGGTAGCTGTAGTGTTGTCTACTGTAGGGTTGGAGACATCAGCACCAAAGAACTTAGCAAACATTTTGGTCATATTGTCTTCCATCGGCTTTAAGGACATATCCATAAACTGCTCCATGACACGCTCAGTCAGAGATTGACTAAAGGAGCTGGTAGCTTCTTTTAGATCACCTCCAGATATAAGAGATTTAAACACATTACGAAATCCTCCGCTAAATTCTCTGGCTAGCTCAGTACCTTTAGCCCAAGCCTCATTTTGTTTTTTCAAGGCTTTATCAAGAATAGCCAGTTCTAATGCAGCGGCGCGAGTAGCTGCAGCAAAAGCTGCAATCTCTTTTTCTACTTGACTATCGGACATACCTGGATTATTTTTCTTATAGTCCAAGCGATAGTTGGCTATGGATTCTTCTGCGCTATTAAGCCGTTGCCCTTGGAGATCGTCTGGATTTATACGAAGCCCTCTGAGACGGCCAGCTATAGAGATCTTTGCTTTTTCTATGTTATACCCAATATCACGCACATCAGCTTGCACTTTTTCTATGCGAGTAGTTTCAGATGTAACTGCAAGAATTTCTTGACGTGTCTTTAAGTTAGTGCTTAGTATTTTTTCTTGTTCCGCGTAATAAGTATTTGTCTTTTTAATAAGTTCAGCTTTTTGTGTTTCAGTTAACACACCTCCTTCTGTAGTACGTTTTTCGTTGATAGATAAAAGTGTGTCTTTTCTGACTTTTTCCAGAGCCGCTAGTTTTTGAGCACTGTCTATGCTTAAATCTAATTGTTTAGGATCATAGACTTGGCTGGCCACTTTTTTAAGATTTTCTAATGCAATTTTAGCATTGTTGAGTTCTATTGTGTACTGTTCAGTGCTTTGTATAGGCAGTGCATTTTTTAGGATTGCCTCAAACGCATCTTTTGTTTCAGCTTTGATTAACTGTGCTTTAAGGTCTTCTATTTTACCCATTTGAGCTTCCAAGCTTCTAGTGATCTTCTCCTGCTCGGAAGCTTGAGTATTCTGTATTTTAGCTAAATCTGGTATTACCGGGGCGGTAGGGGGTGCAAGGTTTGGCTTTGCCGAGGGAGTGTCTCTGACTTTCCCATCAGTCCCTACCCACGCCTGGCCGTTCCAAGTGACGGGCTTGCCATTGAGGGTACTTTTTTCGCCAGGAGCCCTCCCACTGACCATGGTTGGCCCCATGCTTGTCCCTGTGGCTGTAGAACTGGCTAATCCATGTAAGAATTGATTCCCAGTAGTAAGGGATTGAGCGACATAACCCCCACCTCCATCTGTCCACCTCGGGGCACTAGCAGGCATTGGGATCAATGTCCCTGCTGGTAACGATATGTCAATAGCATTACGACTTTGTCCGGGTCTACGATTTCTTGTTGAATCGTGAGCACCTTGTTCAACGGCTAACCGCCTCCTTAGTTCCCGTTGATCAGTAAGATTTAGTATGTTTTTATTACCGGGCTCTAGTTTAGCAAGATTCGGTAGTTCCATGTACTCTACCCCTGACTTTTGCAGGGATAAGACTATGGCTAGTGCTTCCTCAATTACTTTCTGCTTGTTAGGTCCGCGTATGTCAAGATGGGGTCCAGAAGAATTACCGGAAGATCCAACGCGGAAGCCAGAACTGACACCTGGGGCGGTCATTGGACTAGCCCCACCACCTGTAGAATTTCCGGTTTCTCTGGCTTTCTGCTCCAACGCAGCCTGCTTCACTCTGTAATCTGAGACTTGCTTCTCGTAATCTCCGATTTTTAGACGTAAAGCTGCGATGTTCTTCTCCGTCTCATAACGATAGTCAGCTATAGATTTCTCCATGCTATTGATTTCGATCTGCATCTGCCGGCGATTATCTTCAATCGTTTTCTCTCCCCTCATCTTAGTTGCAAGATATTCGTTAATACCTTGAGTTACACTGCGGCGCACCCCTTCTTGGCCTTCTAAGAGTTTAGTGTTAAGCCGCTCCGCAGCTTTAATTCTAATGTCACCCTCTAAGCTGATAATATTTGCAGTCTTTTGTAGAGCTTGTTGACGCAGTTGGAACATATTATTCTCGTGTGCGCGTTCAAGGTCGCGTAATTGTTTACTAATATCAATTTTCTTTTGGCTAAGGATTTGGATGTTAGACTCTTGCTGTTCTAAATCTTTTTGATTAGCGATACGAGTCTGCTCTGCTTCTAGCTTGCCTTTCTCTTCTACAAGCTCTTTCATTTTTTCCGCCTGCATCGTTGTCCAGTCTGCATTAGGAGTAAAAGAGTTTAGAATAGCCATGCCTAACTCTTGCCAGGAGTTAACACCTCTAGTGGCTATATCATAGTTAAGATCATTTATGGCTTTGCTAGTTTCTTGGATTTTCTTTGTTAATTCATCCCATCTGCCATTTACCGTAGCCTCATCCAGCTCTTTTGCTTTTTTAGCTGCGTATGAACTACTATCTCCAACATCTTTATAGACAGTAGCTAAGCGCTTAAGCGCGAGTTCTGTTTTTGTCTGAGATGCAATTTCGTCATTTCGCCGCTGGAAGCGCCCAAAAAGGTCTACTGCAATGGTAACCGCTACTTGAACAAGTGCCATTATAGCTAAAAACTTGAAAAAGCCTAGTAGTTGAGTTCCTATAAAACCGCCTATTGAACTGCCTAGAGTTTTTATACCATTACCGACGTTCTCTGCTCCTTTCTTTGCCGCGTTCCCGACATCAATAGCACTAAATTTAAGTTTTTCTAAAGCAAGGGCCATTCTAATAGATTGTATTTCTACATCAGTAGCTGCTTGGTTTGCCCCTCGTCCTATATTTCTAAAAGTAGCAGCTACTTCAAGAATAATTATCTGCAGTTTAGCGAATTGTGGGAATATCCTTGCAAAAAACGAGGATATGCTAATCAACACTGTGCTTATAGTTTGAGATACTAAAGCTCCTATCCTGATCGCAGTGGCTATTACTAAAGTCCCTAACTCTAGTATTTTAGTAAGCGTGAATCCAAGTCCTTGGGCTATAGCTGCTATAGCTGAACTGACCCAAGTGCCAACTTTTGCTAGACCTGCCCCTATGGCTACTATAACACTGTCAAACCCTCGCTTAAAGGCTACAAGGCTCTGGATTACTGATGGGACAGTCATCCCAATTCTAATCATACCATTTACACCTATCTTTTCCAGTACCGCGAACTGTGCGGTTAGCTGACTAAGATACTGAAATAGAGGCTGTTCTATTAGCTTCCCATAAAGAGTTAGCAGCGTAGAAACTGCAGGAATTACTGTGGCGTTAAGCACAGTAGCCAAGTTAGTGAACGAGTTTACAAGAATTTTTAATTGCTCGAATCTAAAGCTTGCGAATCCTTCAAACAGTTCTTTCAGTCCTGAACCAACCATTACAAACGCCTTAATCATCTCATCTGTAAACTTGGCAATAGTAGGCCGTAGTTTTTCAATCTCTTGTTGAACTCGCAGAAACAAATCCGTTGTAGCTTTATTAACATCATCGAATACCTTCTTTTGTGAGTTGTCATCGAATTTCTGCAGGCTCGGGGCGGCCATTGCTCCCCCGACCAGCCCTTGGCCAAGGGCGGCCCCAGCGCGGCCCAGACCATCTGCGATCTGCATAGTCGGTTTGACAACCAGAGACATGCGCCGGTAGACCTCCCCCAGTCCATCGAGCAAGGGCTGCAACATGGGTGCCCCGAGTGCGCGGCCCATTTCCTGCTGGATTTCTTGGATGTTGGAGGTGATCCCAGCAAAGCCCTGCGCTTGAATCTTTTGGCCGGCGGTGAACGCCGCTAGTTTCTTTGTAATAAACTCTACTAAATCCCCTGTCTGCTTCGCTTTTTGGATGTCTTTGTTTGTAATTCCTAGAGAACGGGCCAGAATTGAGTTGTTGTCAATGTCCCCACGGAGCATCGAACCGACTTCTTGGACTGCTAGTCCAGGATCACTCATGCCAATAGTCCCTAGAGCTGCGCTGAAGCTAAGGGCGAGTTTTTTAGCATCTTCGATTGAACCGCCTACCTGACCAATCTGGCTAGATACTGTGCCGAATACTTGAATAATTGCTTCAGAGGTGGTCCCTGCTATGTTTAGTGATTCTCTACGACTATCTTCAATAGCTTTTTGAATAGGCCCTTTAAGCGCAAGCACGCTATCTAGTGGGTTAGTTAACTCAACCCCATTTTGAAGAACCTTATTTGTAGCGGCTATGGTAGTCTGAGTTTGCAGCATTACTTGCTGCAGTCTGACTTCTCTACCTATGGTTTCCGCAAACATTCCACCGTAAGCGGATTTTAATATGTTGACACTTTGAGTAATACCGAATATAGTAAAGCCTAGGCGAGCTAGACTACTAATAAGAGTGTCAGATGCTAATAATGCTCCTTGGAGACTAACTGCTAAGGTTTTGCCTGGAGTAGCCTGACTAAGCAAAAGTGCGGCTTTTGCAGTTGTTTTAAAAGTGTTCCCTAGAGAGATTCCAATGGATTCAATATCCATCAGAGCCGGAACTACGTTCCTGGCGATGCCGTAGGTTATTTGTAGAGCTTTACCTACATCTTGGATACCCTTGACTGTTTCGCTTAAACTCGGAAACTGAATATTAACTTTAATCGGGGTTTGTAAATTTTTTAACTTTCTATCTATACTATCAATATCCTTATGCGTTGCGCTGGATTCACTCTCGATTCTAATTGTATAATCAGCCACGGCTTTTGTCGGTAGACCTCATAAACGAGTTTATCGCGGGGGCCCAGACGGGCTCGGGGGGCGGCTCATCCTCATATACACATGTACTGGGATGCGACGCTCTTGCACTAGGCGGTTTAACACATGTTTGGTCTTCTCGGTTATCTGGAGTTTACTTTCTTCTGCAGATACCCCGGAAGAACTAATGGCATCTGGGAAAGGTAGGAATATATTAGGGTGCTTAAACTCTGTCTTAGCTGCAGGGTTAATGCTTCGCATGCCTATAAAATGAACGATACTAGCTAGCTGTGCCGTGGTAGCCGCTGCTATGTTAGCTTCTCGATGTTCTATCTCATCTAATTTCTTCATCAAAGCTTCAATAAGCTTTATCGGGGTTCTGATAAAACGGTGCGCAGGGAAATCATCCGCTAAGCAGGAATTGCGGAAGCGGATGTATATCTCCCCCCAGTCGAACTCTGGCTCACTCCAGAGTTTCTCGTAAGAACGCAGGACGGCGTCTATGTCGAGGTCGCCTTCGGCTGTGCGCGGGTTTTCGTTATTTTTTCGTTTCCCTCAGTACCTTCGGATTTAGGCCAGCCATCACGCTCCCATAGTACAAATTCCAGCATGCTAGTAAGAACTTTGATTGGGATAATATTTGTATCCTCCAATTCCCACTTGTCTGTTGATTCCCATTCGGCAGTGTCTGGATGTTTGACTTCTCCCCGGTATTGGAGTAGCATTAAAGCATAGGCTTGTAGCTTAGCAGTCGTGTTTTCCTGTGAGTTATTAAGCTCTTCGATTTCGTCAATGTAATCAAAAACAATACTGCTGTCGTCCGCAGTATTGAGGTTCTGTAATAGATCGACCGCTTCCTGATTACTAATATTGCGGGCTTTTGCGATTTTCTTAGCTAATCGCATAGAATCGTAGCTACCCTTGGAGTATTCTTTTTCAATAGCTACAATCTTAGTAGCTTCTGCTGGAGTTAAATCATTATGAATAGGGAACCTGAAAGGGCCGATTTCATGATAGGCGTTAGCCGGAAACAGCAACCCTTTGTTGAAGTTAAGCATGATGATAGGGAAGCTCAACCGACCAGGCGACCAAGGCGTTCCGGCAGTTGAGCCATTCGAGGGGTAGATCGACTACCACAGTAGCATCTTCAGAGGATAGGTGTACAGTCTGGTCCACACAATGAGGTTCCAGGTAGATAGCTCCGACCTTGACGGCCTCGGGGAGGATCTCACAGTTAGCTGCAAAGATCGTGCAGATCGGATCTAGTAATAAATCGACTTCTTTTGGCATTAGTAGGAGACAGAGCAAAAGAAGACCCCCGAGGTCGGGGGCGGAGAGGCGGCAGGGCCGCCTCGATCAAGCGGTGCGGAAGCTGGTTGAAAACCCACCCAAGGCCCGCCTGGTGCCGGTAGCACTGGCGACACCGCTGCTGTCTACAGCCTGGGTCACGGCGCCGTCGCGCACGGTGAATTTGAAGTTGGTAGCTGCAGGCAGGGACGCCGTGGGCGTGATGGTGGCCACTGCCGTGGTGGAGTTGAAGGCCACGGTGGCTGGGATCTGGACACCGGTCGAGGCCAACTCCAGGCGGAACCCGGATCCATCGGCCTGCCCCAGGCTGGTGTGAGCCAGGGCCAGGGTGCCGTTGGAGGTGAACGTCACCGTCAGCGGAGCTGAGACCACAATGGCCGTGGCATTGTCGGCAGGGACCGGAGCGTACCTACGAGTGCCGGTTGACAAAGTGGCGTTAAATGTCTGCAGCAAGCCGGTCTGCAGCGACCCGTAGCTCAACGGTGTAGAGCCTGCATCGTAAAGACCGCTGATGACTTCGCCTCGACCAATAAGGTCGTATGCAAGGTTTGTTAGGTTCTGCGGATCTACCCCTGGTTTGAGGTTCTGGACAGAACAATTAACCCCAGTAAAGCTGTAGATGTAGTTTCCGGTAGTACCATTGGCTTGGCCGAGATCTTGCAAGATCTCCAGGTAGATTTCACTGTCGGCTGTCTGAGAGGCTAGTTCGATAATTCGGTAGCCTTCTTCGTAGGCACCACGGAAGGATGGGACATTAGAACCTGTGGAGAACTCCATGGCCTTCATAAGGAAGGATGTGATGGAGGCTTGCCAGCTAGCACCGGTCTTTCGGCTGTCTTCCCACCCACCGTCGCCGATCAGGCGGAATTTTTGGTCTTTATCGGAGTTTGACCAGTTGAGGTTCTGGATCCCCTGAATCTCTGTATAAGAGACACCAGTATCCAAGGTAGGTAGGGTTACAAAGCCGGCACTGTTACGAGTACCGAAATAACGGGCACCCGGTGGTAGAGCAACACACCGAACAATAGTTTCATTTGCATTGTGAAAGCTCTGGCCCACGGCGTAGGTGAATGGCATGGCTTAAACCTTTAGAAAGGGCGGAGGATCGAGTTGAGGGAAGTGCCGCGAAAACGGACGGTCAGAGCTTCCAGGGCCACGTCAGACCCGGAGTTATACCGAAGGTTAGCTGTGGGAAAAAGCCTTGCCATACGGGATTGGACTTCTTTAAGGGTCACTGTTTGTCTAGTGGTGTCGTCGAATCCGTAATTGGTGAAGATGACTTTCCAGGTAGATACTAGAATTATCTGACCTATACCTGGGGTAACGCTTTGTTCGGGGACTTCCTCGATAATACATTGAATGCCGGAAGGTTTCCAGGACGACGGTACTTGATCTTTGCCTTCAGCAAAAATACATGGTATTTTCTGCCCAGTTTTTAGCGTGTAGTAGCCTGGCCACTGGCTGTCAGGTTTAAGCGTGATGTTGTCTGTTAAAAAATATTCTAACACAACTCTCTCTATCGGGTAGCGTATGTCAGAGGGTTCGGGCACGTAAGTGCTGGTGGGTAGCGTCATAAGGATTTCTGAGCTTTTAGATTTTTAGCTAATAACTGAGCGTACATGGCGGGAAGTTCCGCGATAGGGTCTCGGGTCCAGGGCCGTCCGGGGAAACGAACGCCCTCGGGGGAAGTTCCGCCTTCATGGACTTCAGTGGAGTAGTCAACTTCCCAAGTTATCTCAAACCCTCCTGTAGGTAATAGGCGTAGTACCGCGCTGTCTCGTAACTTTCCTGTAGAGACAATATCTCGGATTTTCGGGTTACTTGGGTAAGCCCATTCAGGGGATTCGATTTCTTGACGACATCTTTCATTAAACCATTCCCCGAGTTCGACTGTGGTTTTTGTTTGGGCCGCTTCAAAATCATCAGCGATTGAACGGGTGTTGGCTATCATTAGCCACCTCCGGTTACTCGGAATATGCCGGATATGAGTTGCTTAAGGTCTGGGCGTGAAGCTGCGTGCATGCTAAGGTCAAATACAAGCTCAAAACGCCCTTCTATACCGTTGAGGGTGGCTAGTGCTTGAGATCCGTTTATGATGCGTGGGTCTAGCGTGCTCGGGGAAAGTAGTCGCCCGGATACGTTGTAAGTGGTTTGGTCAGTACCTGTAGATGACTTCCAGTTTGGTGGTTGAATAGCAAGATGGGCTATGTATTCAACTGTCTCTTCGTTGTAGTTATAGTTACCGGTATCTGTGTTTATAGTTAGTGTGGTGCCGGGTACTTGGAATGCAAGTATTGCGTTACTCCAAGGGCTGTAGGCGGCAATAGTTTGGGTATTGGGGGGCATGGTATCAAATCAGACATTGCTTAATTGAGCTTTCTTTATCATTGGGGTTTCATGGTTGCTGCTCTCCGCTCACGGCTCCAACCTCCCGCGCATCCAGCGACGCAGCGCCTCGGGCTTAGTTACCACCCAGTACGCCAGCGGGAACAGGGCCAGGTGCAGTACCGTCATAAACGCTGCCATGGCGACAACATCCCGTAGACTCATGGCTAACCGCTAGGTGGAGACATGGCGATTATAGCCTAACCATTTGGTTGTCGATGCCTGGGGAGGGTGAGGCGTTAGGGAATGGCGGCGGACAGGGCGTTGATCAGCGTGGTTACGCGGGCGTCGAGGAGGGCAAGGTCTAGGGATTCGCCGATAGAGTAGAAGGCGATGCGGGCGCTGGAATAGTCCGTTGACGTTGCACCATTTGACCAAAATACAAAAATGTTTCCGTTGAATGAAGCGGTAGACGCCTGCGTTATTGAACTATTAATCCCCCCATTTCTTTGAATGTAGGAGGATGATGTGCTTCTTGCCAATGCAATTAACCCAGTCGAAGATCCGCTCCCATACTGAACAAAATCAGCCGATCTGTTTCTAGCGAACAGGTTTCCACTTGATCCGAATCTACCAATATGCGTTGAACCGGCTTGGTTGTAACCAGCTCCAATGTAAAAAGGATACTTGTTTGAAGCTGCTGTAGTCGGTGTGGTCGCATAGACGCTTATGTGCTGATTGTTCTGCGGATCAGCGTTGTTGTTTCGATTGCTATTCAAATAGTTATTTGTTCCATTCCCCGCTGTCCCAGTCTTCCGGTTGTAATTCCACCCGCCGGCCGTACCGAACTCTGTAGGCGCAGGCCCCACCACTGGCACCAACGCCCCAGCCCGCGTCCGTGCTCCAGCCATGGTGCACGATGCCTTGATGACACTGGCCGCCTGGCTGATCACGTTATTGGAGATACCCAGATAAGAGATTGAAACCAAATCTTGCAGGAATGTCGATGCGAGATCAGTTACACCCATCTCCAGCCCAGACGTATTGCCTGCTTCAACATCAGCCGCTGTAACCCTGTCCAGATAATCCTGAACATAGGCAGGGTATAGCAGTAGCCTCTCCCTCCGCCGATACGGTCCAATCACTGGCATCCTCCTGGGGTTTGGTCGGCCACAGGTAGCGGGCTGCCACCATGGCGGAAGCAGCCATCCATCACGCGACACCGCTAACCCAACCAGAGCTTTCGCGTGTCAGCATTCGATCGAATTCAATGCTATTGGGCGGAGTCTTGGCTTGTCCATGTTCGTCTAGTTCAAGATCCCCGTTTTCGTCAATTTTAAGAGCGTCAATTTCTTGGTTTAACTCTGCCAACCTCATCCTATTGTTTACCAGTGCTTCTTCTACCCTCTCATCTGTTTCGACTACTTCCCGAAAAAACTCGACGCTTCCAATTTCAGGGTTTCCTGATCCAGAAGAAGCGAGTGCTTTTATGGCAGTAGATAACACTTTGTCATAGCTTGGATCGTCTTGTGGCCAAACCGTGCGCTGCATTTGCTTGAATTTCTCAAAAGCATTGCTTTTAAGGGTTTCCTTGGGTAAAAGATGTAGCGACCGAACTGTTTTGTAAATCCCTTGAGGGTGCCCTATTGGAGGCTGCGGCTCGTATCGCTCTAATACTTGTGCGCTTTTAACATAAAACTTTTCGGAGTCATACCCCGCCCCTTCAAAGGGCTCTACTAGAAAAAACTCATACGGCTTTTTGTGTGGAAAGCCATTGCCGTACGGCCACTTTTCTCCCCTTGTGTCAAGCACAACGCCGGCAAAATCTACGGCTACAAATCTTTTGGTACTATCTCCGGTGATTTCGTCGTATTCGACGCCGGTTTCAGGGTTGGTGAGAATGGCCATGGTTAGGGGTCGGGGTAGAGAAGAATTAGCGTGAGGACGTGGCCCGAAGAGCCAGTCCCGTGGCTCATGTAATCGAATCCTACCGAGTCTCTGGCGGCACCAGAGACCGATCCGCTAGAGATGCTGGCGGTTGCGTTTATGCTATGGACCGATGGAGCAAGGGACACGACATTGTTGGCAGTGGTAAGAAAAAAGGTTTTCGTGCCGATAGACGTAGTGCCTGCCCCGGTGCGAATATATGGTCGGGCGTCGCTTGCGCTTGCCGTAGCCATTGCGGTAGGAGCGCATGTCCACCAGGCGCCTATTATTGTAAAGTTTCGATCTATAGGTATTTCGTCTTTTTGGTTGCCGGTCGGAATACTGGTGTCGCCTATATTTGAGCCTCGTAGCTTGACGATCTCTCCAGGCACCAGTTTGCCATTTAGCAGAATCAGGCCGCCCGCTGGCACAACAGGCGGTTGCCACGCAACGGAGCCGTCAGCCTGCCGCCTTGGGGTGTCCCCTGTTGAGCCAGGCTGACCCCTGATAGTGAAAGGCCCCCAGAAATCCATGCTATTAACCTAGTATTACTGCTTTAAATTCGTTGATGCCAGGCGCAACGCCTTCAAATGTAAAGGTAACAGCATTTACCGATGTTCTTTCTTTGTTACAGTCTATACTGGCCCTGGTTCCGCTGTTTTTGTAAACTTCCGGCACAACATCGTAACTGTTAAATCCGTGTGTCACTACCCATACAAGCGCAGTACCGTCGCCAATGACAGCGGTAGCTTTTAGCTTTCGCCCTGGCCAGTTTCCTAGCTTGCCTGGGCTGATAAATTTGCCAGTAATTAGCTGAGCGTCAGTCTCGGCCTGGGTTGCTTCAGCGGAAACGCCTGGCGTACTTTCAGAGGCAGGAGGGGCAGTTGTCCCAGACGGTATCCACTGGATAGCGGTAGTGCCTAAAGTGCCACTAACGGTAGTCTGCCTCCATGTAGTACCAGCAGCGCTACCCTCGTCAACGACGGTGATCGCTGACTTGAGTTCTTCGATACTGTTAGCATCGAATGAACGAACCATCGGCGTAGACGGTCCGTTCCAAACGTAAATGCCATTTTCGGCGGGATTAGTTTGATCTCCCGCAAGCACGCGATCAACACCAGGCCGGTCAAGAGTGACCCCACCTATTGACGAACCTGGAGAGGCTAGGTTTACGTTGGCAGAGCTTTTGGTACGAACATTATCCTTAGGCCATAAGCCTTCGATCTGGGCTAGGACAAACCTCATGTTTGCCGCATCGCCCGCGTTTACCGGGTCAGGCAGATTTAGTGGCCGGTTGACATTAAGAAAGTCAAGACTGGCGTTTTGTGGAATTGGCATGATGCTTGTTGGTAGTGGCCGGGATTAGAGAAGGCGGGCCGAAAGTGCGATGGGCGGGTTTACTGTGACAATAGTTTGGTTGACAGTAGGGTGCAAAACTTCGGCGTCTATCTCTTGGCCGCCAGCGTTCAACAGCTCGACGCTAGGCCGATAGCCAAGCCCGTGGTTAATGGTGTGGACAGCGGCGGGGATAGATTGAGTATAGCTAAACCCTTGCAGCGCCCCCTCACCACCACCACCTCCGGTGACTACCAAAACTCCACCAACAATAGACAAACCACTACCCAGAGGCAGTGATGTAATAGCCCCGTTAATACCGAACAGGGCCAGGCTATCAGCGTTTTCGGCTTGTCCTGAGAGAGTTAGGCCAACAAAGGTCGGACTATCAGTTACACTTAGAGGCTGGGATAGTGATAAGTCTGTATTATCTGAAGTCGATGAGTCATAGAAATCATAGTAACTATCAGTAAACCCTACTACTGCAATAGAATCTCTAAGTCTTTTATACGCTTGTCCATAAAGAGTGGAATCAAGACCTCCGCCTAGAGCTGCCCCCGAGGGTGCTCCTACTTGAGAACCGATTTGACTAATACGAGATGCGAGAAGATGTGCGGATAGATAGGCAACCCCATCCATCCGCATACCGCCGTTTCCCCATACTGAGGCTGGAGTTTCGCGCTCAGCTTGCGCAATAATGGGGGTGATTACTCCAGCAGGCTGCTCCCCGAACTCGGGGAAGCGTTCGCAGAGGCTGGTAGCATCAAACAGCGCCATCGACTTAGCTACCTCCGGTTAGAGTATCAATGCGTTTTTGAATAGCAGTGCGGACAGGCACGCGCTGGTCTTGCTCCAGCCAGGCTGCTAGACGCTGGAGATCATGAGTGCCTGTAATGACTCTCGTCGCATCTGGGAGTTTGAGGCCAGCAATGGAGACATCATCAGGAACTTTCAGGTCCGTCTCACTGAGGATTTCTTTGACCTCATTGCTTTCCATGACGCGGAGGGCGCCTAGATCCAAAAGACGGAGTGCATGGGGTCCGTGCGGTCCTGCTTTGATACTCTCCCAGTCGTCCTCGGGGATATTATTGATCCCTTCGCGGATAGTCACACGAGTGGATTCCTCCGTTTCCTTAGAGATCGTGGTATAGGTAATAGAACACCCATCCATAGGGGGGTTCTCCAGTGCAGGGCTGTAGAAAATGTTGACTTGATCTTGGCTCATGGGGAGATTTGTGTAGGGGCCGCTGGTAGCTTATCAGGCTTTCTCCATCACCATGACGGAACGGGGGAAGTAGATGGCTACCCCACCGTGGCGGGCGTGGGCGGGAACGGTATATTCCAGGCCCTGGAGTTGAGGAGGGAAAAACTCCAGTGGCTGGGGGAGGTGCATCTCCAGCTTGTCCGGGTTTCGCTCATAGGTGATGATCCGGTCTTTAGACAAGAACCCGCCGGATTTAGAGGCAGTAAGCTCATTGATGGGTTCAATGTCCTTAATGACCTCGTTGGTATCGAGGAAAAACTCCATGACAGTGGTGTCCGAAGCCGTCCCGAGCTTCATTGTGGAGATCTTTCGGAACACATTGTACGGAACCAACATGGTGTCTGGTTGTTCTTTCATGTTGCTGTTCTCGACGATCCGGGTTACCGGTTCATTGAGGAGTTCGAGAACTTCATCGGCGGTGATGCCGGACGTGTCGAACCACTTATCAGGTACGATCTTGTCGAGTTGATCGGAATTGAAGAAGCCGCGAAGGCCGGCAGCAGGATCCCCGAAATAGGAAATACGCTGCATCGTTTCTTCATAGACGCGGCGCACAGCGTTAGCGCGGCGTTGCTCCAGGTTTGTGTTGGGGACTTCAGCCGCAGCTCGCAGCTCCTGGACGGTGTAGCCAAAACTGGAACCGTAGGATTCGACCTTGTGGGTTACTTCCTTACGGAACACATCAGCGCGGGGGAGATCCTTTGCCTTATCGGCAATCCGCCGCATCGAGCCTTGTTGGTCGTAGATCCTATATGTGTAGGAGTCCTTGCCGTTAGACACTTCACTGTTAATGGGCAGAACGCTAGAGTATTTGATGTCGGCGTACTCGACTTCAAACGCTCTAGTGATAATATGCTCAAGTTCCCTCGCGAGGAAGAAACCGTGGTTGTCGAGGCGTTCGTTGGACATAGTCGGAGCCTCTCGCGAGGATAGATAGAAGGAGGGGGATTAAGTAGTGGGGGACCTGTGATGGTCAGGGATTAGGTGTCGGCGGTAAAGGTGGCGGCGGCCATCTCGACTTCCAAGACAGCCAGGCCAGCCCCGGTGGTCTTGGTGATCCAGCGGGCACCGTTGGTGAACAGGGTCGTCCGGGTGCCGGAGGCTGTTTTGCAGAACCTTCCCAGGAATGCCCCGGCCACGGTGCCGGAGTGGTCGGTATCCCAGAACCTGACAGCATCCGTCAGGGCCACGGCCTCGGTGACGTAGACCCAGATTTGGCCCCGGCGGATGACGTTGAGCGACTTCCGGTTGGGGTAGCCAGGCCGGCCATCGGCGGCCAGGTTGCTCCCTGGGATCCCGCTCGACAGATAGCTGGCATTGCCGGAGGCGACCCCTTCGAATGTGAAGGAGTCCGCCAGGATGCCGAAGTTGCCGGTGACCCCGGTGGAGAGGGTCATGGCGTTATCATCTCGACCGCCGGCTGTGTCTACCTGAACCAAGGCCCCGAAGGGTAGCGCCGCGCTGGTCTGATTGATCCCGGTGAAAGAGTCGTAAGAGTTGAGATTGGCCAGCATCCCTTCATGGGCACCAGCGGAAGTCAGGGGGTATGAACCTTGAACCCCGATAGGGGAGGTTACTGAGGTTGAGGTGAAAATTAGAGGCATGGCCGGAGGTGTGAGTAGAGGGGATTAGCCTTTAATAGAAAGAAAGAGTCATCGCCTCTTAGAAGCAGTCAGCGGTTTCTGCCAACTATTGTTGGTTTTCTGCTTGTAGCTATCGGAGGATGCTGCAGCATCGCGCCGTTGGACACCGCGAAGGGCCGTGCGCAGCTTGCCGGTGGAATCGGCAGCATCGGTTCGGGGAGCTGGTTCGGCCTCGGGGGGATCTTCAGCATCAAGCGTGGCCAGGGCCCCCTCAACCCGGCCCCTCATTTGGGCGACTTCCATCTCCTCATCTGGGGCCTCACCGAAGATGTTTTCGTAGGCTTGGACATACAACTCATCGGCCTCGATGCCGTCGAAGACGAAATCGTCTTCAAAGGTGGGTGCTAAGAGTTGGAGAGTGTCGAGGCGGGCGGCTACCAAGGTGTCCAACCGGGAAGCTGGGATCTGAGCGAGAACCGCGTCGATGTTGTCTTCGTCGAGGTGAATCTCACTGGGTTCCCCGGTATCAATCGTGGCCTGAAGCCCATCGGCGCGACCCTCGGCGATCTCCTTCTCAGCCTCCAGGTCGGAAAAATCACTCTGCAGGGTATCTAGCTTTTCCTGCAGAGTGGAATTAGCAGTGCGCAGTTCAGTGAGGGCCTTGCTGGAATCCCTCACATAGGCTTGCACCAGCGGAGCATATTCAGGGGCAACCTCAACATCGACTCCATCGAGATTGATACGGGCCATAACGGGGTTCGCGGGGGGTACGGGCTCGGGGGAATCGAGGAGTGCTTGATCAAAAGATACCGCTGCCGTAGAATCCATTCGATCTAACAGCAACCTGACTTCTGGGCCAGCACGTCCTTTAGGGACAATGGCGATGTGGTTGACGCGGATATTGCGTTGGACACCGTCATAGGACTCGCCTGATGGTGTTTGACCGGGGGTAGGGTCATAATCGACCCGGTAGCCGGCGGAGACTTCTACAGCGTGATCGGGAGAATCCTTACGTTGGATGTTGTCGATGGATTTTTGGTCAGTAACAAGAAGCGCGACTTCAACAAAACCGTCGCTGAAGTGGACATGCGAACCAGCATGCCCGATTTGATACATCTTTGTATTATCCGCATCAAGGAGCTGCGGAGGATGATGCCAAGTAACTGGCTTCATCCCGAAGGATGCTAGGGTTTCTGGCTTTCCTACTTCCTCTTCCGGGCGGTACTCAGTTTCGACCCTGCCGTCAGCGCGGCGGTATTTCTGGAGGCCGGTGCGGGCGGTGCGGGCCCGGACCTGGAGGTAGCCCGACTCCGGGTCTATCTTGCAGCCGACGATAGGCAGCGAGAGGAAGTCGTAGCGGGTAGCTGTTGCTAGGCTCATGCACCAGTTTACGGCTGGCGTTTAGGGGCAATCAGCCTAGTAGCTTTTTAATAAAGCGGTCTCTAAACTTCTGTAATAACCTCTTACAACTTTGTCTACGTGATCGGTTTCATAAGTACGCAGCGCGTTTTCTACAGGATCCCACTGAGGAGCCCACCGGCTTTCAAATGTCTCTATTGCGTATTCTGATAAACCTACGCGGCGTGGTACTTGAGTAAGCTCATTGATGAAATCGCGGGCGCTAGTTCGATTTTCTGTAGCGAACTCGGCTAGGCCGAAGTCAATGAATTTAAGGCTTCTGGTTTTTGGGTTAAACATTATGTTTCTTAAGTGCCCATCGTTATGTACGAGGCCACTCATGTGTAAAGAGCGATAGAGATCTAACATTTGGCGTTTTAACTGTAGTGGTGCGGTGTATTTAAGCGAGAAAATACTAAAACTTACCCCATGCGTAGATAAAGGGGAGTAATTGTTCAAGTGTTCCATGACCAATACCCGGTCAGTAGCTTTGTATAGCTGAGGGGATGGTACATTATTGATGTTAGCGTGCCTTAGTATCTCCCCTTCAGGGAGTAAGCTTTCTGTGGGACCGCTCAGGAATTTATTAGGTGTCCCCCCGAGGTCGTTGTTCTTTAAGTATTTTATACCGTATTTATTAGACGGGTGGACAACATAATTACCGTAAGCACCTTGGCCCCCTAGACATCGTGGAGTCGGAACAAAGTCATCTTCTCTAATCCAGTGATCAATCTTGGATGCTGCACATACAATTGCGTTGGCTTTCTTGTTATCTTCAAAGACATCCCACTGTTTGCCGCGCTTTCTCGCCTCGGCTTCGATCCGATCCCAGTCCTCACCAGGGGCGGTGAAGCCCTTCCAATTAGGGTCGCGGCGAGCGAAACGGCGTGCGGCGGAGACGCCTAGGACTGCGATCCCGGCCCCAAGGGCGACTTTGCCGAGCAGGCTCGGGGTGATTGCTGGGTTAGAACTGGATGCAGTGGTCTTTTTGGAGCATTTCTTGTTGTCTGGTATGCCTGACGCACCGCATTTCTTGTCGAATCTTAGTGAAGCGGTGGTTATGGGCATGATTACCGGGGGTATGTGTGCTATTCTAGCGAGGCACCTGTGTGGACACTTGTCTTGAGTTTTATGAATAAAGAGCTTGTGGCCAAGATAAATGCTAATAGCGTGCAGTTAAAAGAGGCTCTACGGGCTTTTGGTGCTGCTTTGAACGAGAGCAGCAAACCTTTTGTGGAGTTTAGTCGTAAGCTGAACTTAGAGCTACAGCGGCGTGATGAGATTATGCGGGGTTTGTTCTATTCATGGGTTAACGAGGAATCATTCCCTATCGGGCGTAAGCGAAGACGCAGGCGTGCTCGGGGGAAGAGATTAGTAGCTATGCGCGAACTACACAGAGCTTTTTATGAATAACGCACCACTTCTTATGATAGACCTCGTAGCAGTACAAACCACTGCAGCGCTTGCGTTGTTTATGTATGAACCCGATGGCGGGTTGAGTCTAGAGGAGCTAAACACGCAAATCTTAGTTTTTAGAGAGCAGCTCATCAATATTTATGGCTGCAATCCTCAAATTCTACGTGTATTGGAGCACCCTTTCTGGATGCTTAATCCAGTGGCGGATCAGCCATTTAGTTTAGTTAAACCACGCTCTTACTTTTCAAACTGCCATGTTTAAGGACGACCTAGGGATAAACATGAAAAATGCTGCTTGCACTACTACAGGCATGACTGCTGATGAAATGCTTGAACTACTAAACGAGCCGGTTGCGCGCATCGTAGAGAACTGTAACATGAGGGAGAAACTGGACACTATATTGCTTGATTCTAAGCAGTTTGCGCATATACTATCTGAATGCACCAAGGCGGCAATGAATCGCGTCTATCACAATACGAGACCTAATTATCTACCTATCTTGATTAGTGCCTCCCCCACTATTGGACGTAAACGCCGTAACCGTCGCGCTCGGGGGCGTAAGCTAGCAGCTACTCGCCAAAAAGCTTGTGCTTAAGAACGACATCTGGATAAGGCAGCAAGCTGCCGCTGGGATGATCGAGCCCTATCAGCAGGAGCTAGTGCGGAAGGTCAAAGTAGCCGAGCGCTTCCAGAGCGAACGTGCCTCGCTCCTGGATCTTGATTGGCCGCCAGCCGAGGTTCCGGTGCTGAGCTTTGGCACAAGTAGTTATGGCTACGACATTAGGCTATCAGCCGCCGAATTTAAGATTTTCCGCCATGTCCCCGGCACGGTGATGAACCCCAAGCGGGCCAATCCCGCCAACCTGGAGCCAACTCCTCTCCATCAGGATGAGGATGGTCGCTACTTCATCCTGCCGGCGCATACCTACGGTCTCGGGGTAGCGCTGGAGAAACTACTGGTGCCGCCGAATATCACTGTGATCTGCTTGGGGAAAAGCACTTACGCCCGGTTGGGGATCATTGTGAATACCACGCCGGCAGAAGCGGCATGGGAGGGGCACCTAACCCTGGAGTTCAGTAATTCTTCTGGTGCTGATTGCCGTATTTATGCCGAAGAGGGCATCTGCCAGCTGCTTTTCTTTGAGGGGGATCCCTGTGAAACTACTTATGCGGATAGGACTGGTAAATATCAATATCAGCCGGAGCTGGTAACATTAGCGAAGGTTTGATTCTTACTAGAAGCGGATCAGCAGTTCCATTTCCGTAACGTCTTGTTGATCCGTGAATCTGGGTTATTGGCGGTTTTCGCGCTGGTTAGCTTACGCTTCATTCCCGACATGCGGGCACAGAACCTCCGTCGTCTTTCTGCTCTCGCTGATCCGGGTT